CATCATCTTATACATTTTACTGCAGTCTTTGTTTTGAGCTTGTTTTCCACCTCTACATAAAAGTAAAACATTGCTATAATTGCAATGATCATACATTACATGAGTACTTGAAACAGTGTTAGTTGAAAAATACTGCAATGAAGAGCAATAATTCTGAATGAATTCACAAACTGCCATTATTCTTGATGAAGAGAGACTATTGATCATTGATTTTACATCATTATACATGTGCTCTTTGATCGCCATATTATTATGTTGATCTGGGGCTGAATCATAATCATTCACAAATTTACCTTGCTCACCAATATTTTCAGTTAAATAAAAAAACAATCTTTCAAACTCATTTGTTATACTGTCAAATGTCCATGTTTTATCATGACTTTTCATATTACCTGTTCTTCCATTTCTATTTTTGCTATAAATTATCTCTTCTTTCAACAATAAATTAGGAGGTGATTTCACTGCTCTTATTCTTCTTGATGTTTTTACGTATTTAGGTTTTGAATCCTCCCATATTTTCAATTGGTCTGACAATTGTTCACTTAAAGTCCCCTCATTTTTTCTTTCTTGTAAGAATTTCATTGATTGTATACCCTCCTGAATCATTAACCTCTTTAAATTTGTAAACTCAAAGTGAGCTTTAACATATTCATCTAGACCTTCTCCTGTAGGTTCAATTTCATGTTGCGATTCATGTTCAAGAATTTGTTCGATGCATTTGTTTGTATAGGGACCGAAATTTTGGTCTTTTAATACTGTCAAAAAATTAATAAATCTACCTTTTTCATAGTAATCATCTGAAGTGGTATCACCAATCTGATATATGAAAGGATTTTTAGGAGAGAAATTTTCTTCACCTATGTTGTTTTTAATTTCAAATTCTTCCTTAAGTTCATTAACACTTAAATCGACTTTTGCGTCATTCACTTCTTCAGTTGCAATTAAAGGATGGCAGTTAATGTTTTCTGTAACATTTATTGAATTTTTGGTATACTCAAGGGCAGATATAAACTTACTTTCGGTGGAATCTATTCTTATATGACGGAATTGATTTACAAAATCAAGGTAATTTGATTTTTTAACATT